GGCGCGCAGGGCGCGCTGCGGGCACGCAGGTCGGGGCCGACCAGGGCGCGCAGGGCGCGCAGGGCGCGCTGCGGGCACGCAGGTCGGGGCCGACCAGGGCGCGCTGGGGGCAGCCGTGGGCGCGCTGCGGCGGCTGCGGCGGCTCCTGGCCACTGCGCCGAGGTAACGTCCAGGTAACACTAAGGTCACACTGAGGTAGCACGATTGGGGCAAATGGCGTATTGTGTTTGATACCGCACCTGTGTTACACTGGTGTTAGTTCGGGTGGGTTGGGGCGCTCGCTCTCCGGGTTTCGGGGTCGGCCCCACAGCTTAACAGGAAAACACAGACCAACGGATCGACGGAGCGTCGGAAAGCCGGAGTCGCAATGGCTCACCGGGGTGCGGCCGGGGGGGCGGATGCTTAAGGCATACAGAGTCTGTCGGTTCAGGTCCGAATAACTCCAGATGGTCACCAGCGATGGTTGGCGCATCTGCGGAGGGCGTGTTTTTTTCGGGTTCGTGGGGTAGTTGGGCACGTTCGCCAGGCGACACGGGGAGGGCCTGGAATGAATCAGCAGCTAGATTTTTGTTTGGACCGGGCTGGTCCCGGCCGGAGGTTGGTTCCATGGCTCGTCGCTCTATTCCCGCAGCCGCTCGTGTTCTGCTCTCGGTTCCGGCCGGCGCGCTGGGCGCCTGGCTGCGCCCCTCGGCTCGGTCGGTCTCGGGGTTCGTCGCCGTGGTCTCGGGGTCGTGGGCAGCCTGCGCTTCGGTCGCGGCAGCCTGGGCTCCCCGCCTGCCGGCGCGCGCGGCTCCGCGCGTCAGGCCGTCGTCCGGCATCCGTGGCCTGTTCGTGGTCTCAGTCCCGGTACGCGCAGGGCGCACACATTCGTTTGAGCGAAAGGAGCAAAGATGTTGACAGCGAAGCAAATCAGGAAGATGGCAAAGGCCATCTCTGACACAGCAATCGCGAGCCAAGGCACCCTGCGCGGCTCGGACAGGTTCTGGTCGAACGGATTTGTCGGGTTCTGGGAGCCACTGCCAGACAGCATTCGCCAGACACCGGATGCGCCAAGCAGCGAGAGATCGTTAGCTGTGATGGAAAAGATCGCAGCAGAAGCCACGCTGGAATGTTTTCCACAAGAGCTACAAGGAAGCTTTGGAAACATCACGATACACTTGACTGGATACAACGCGGATATCTGGCTAAACGCAGACTATCTTGCTGCGATGATCAAGCGTGGAGCACTCACATTCTTGTTAGCGCCAAAACAACGCTGCGTCGTATGCCGAAATCTGGAACGAAGAGTCGGACTCGTCATGGCCCTGCGCGAGCCTCCCGGTCAATTTGACTGGAGACTTGCGAACAGGGCATAAAGAGAAAGGCAAAGATGAAGCAGATCACAGCTAGCGTAGTCGGATTCTCCGGATCGCGCTCACTCTCGTCAGCCTGGACCCCCCTGGTCCGCCGCGTCGTCGAGCAGGTCATCGTCAGCGGCGCTTCCGTCCTCGTCGGATGCGCTGCCGGGGCCGATGCCCTGGTCCGCGCGTCCTGCCCCGGTGCGCGCGTGTTCTCCGCCCAGTCCCTGTTCCCTGCTCTGCCCCCCCGCCAGGCCCTGGCCGCCCGGTCCGTCGCCCTGGTCCGGGCACTGGTCCCCTCCGGTCAGCTCGTCGCGTTCACGAGCGGTCCGTGCCCGGCCTACATTTTTCCCGCTCGAAAGTGGGAGTCTGGCATGCCGCCATCGGGCACATGGTCGACGTTGGCCCTGGCTGCCGGCCTCGGGCTGCCGGCTTTTCTCTTCTGGTGCACGCCCGGTCCCCCGGCCCTGCCGGATTGGCCGTGCTGGTCCTGGTCGCCGGTCGCGGCCGGCCCGTTCGCCGGATCCTGGCGCCTCGGCCTCTCCCGGCCGGCGGCCGGGCAGGAAGAGCTCTTCTAGATCAGACAGCCCGCCAGGCGCATCACCGCCTGGCGGGCCACATCCACGAAAAGGGAGACTTTCTATGGACGCACGAGAGATTGTACAGCGTTTGTCCGAGAATCGCAAGGCCAAGGCGCTGGCCATCGCAGAGACGCCCGAGACCGTGACCCGCCTGGCCAGCGGCACCTGGGAAGTGCGCAGCCAGAGCAACGCCAGCATCACGTACCTGGTCACCGCAGCTCTGGATCAATGCACTTGCACTGACTTCATCCGCAGCCAGAACCAGAATCACCTGCGCGCGCGCGACGTCATTCCCTGCAAGCACCTGGGAGCCGTCGCCGTGACCATCCTCGCTCAGCAGCATGCGCACAAGCTGGCCGAGCAGCACGGTCTCGGCCTGGCGCAGCTTGCGGCCCGCATCACCGCTGACCTCTGCCGTCCCCTGCCCGCCGACCTCGGGCAGAAGCTCGCGATCCTGCGCCTGGCGGCCGAGTCCCTGGCGCAGCAGCCCGAGACCATCGAGCTACTCGTCCGGTTTCACACCTCTGGCGGAGCTACATCGCCGATTCTGGACGGAGACGGCGAGCTAGTGGAGATCGTGGAGAATGGCGAGCGCCGCACGCCGAAAACGCCAAGTCACCGCGACGCAGTCGCATGGCTCGAGGGCCGGGGATTCCAACCCGAGGCCCGCACCTGGATCGAACCGGCAGGCGCCATCCGCCGGCGCAAAGAAACGTACAGCAGACAAGCCGCAGACGACGCTCTACCTGCTGACCCGAAGACGCGTGGCCGCAACAAGCTGTTCAGAGACTAAGCTCAGGCCCGCCGGGAGCCTATCCCGGCAGAAAGGATCCCAATGACTGACAGGACAATGATCAGCAGAACCGAGTTCGCGACGACCAAGGCCGGCCGGATCGTGGCACAACTGTTCAGCAGTGACACCCGGCTCCAGTTCCCGGTCCTGGTCCTGTTCGACCTGGCCATGCTCGCCGATGTAGACATCAATCCGCAGAGCGAGAAGGGCATCGTGGTCCATAAGCGCTTCTGGGCCTCATACACCGTTAGCGAGAAACAGACGTCACGCGGCAACCCATACCGCGACGTCACCAGCCTGGAGCCTCTGGCCAGCACTGCACACTCTCCGGAGACAGCCAACGAGGACCTGCTCAACCTCATTCTCTGCGAACTCCGCGACATCCACGACGCCCTGGACCACCTGGCCAGCGACCGCGGCCAGAGCGTCCACGTGGACCTGCCCGACGATCCCCAGTCGCCGCCACCAGCCGCGAGCGCGCCGGTGGACGACGACGCCGATCCCTTCGCAGGCGTGGACCTCCCGGATGAGCCGCTGAATCTGCCCGAGGGCGCGGGATGCGCACCGATGGAGCCAGAGCCGCAGCCCGCCGAGCCACCCACCGCGCAGGGACAGCGTCTGTCAATGAGCCTGTTCTACCAGCTCGCCGGACCTGCAATCGCAGCAGGCCGCATCTCGCACAAACAGGTAAACGATCTAGCCACAGGCGCGAACGGCAGCGGTTGGATCGCTGCACTCACTGCACTCCAAGCAGCGCTGGAGACCCCGCAACCGTAACGTGGTATAATGGAATTAACGCACGCATCGGGCAGCCCGACCCGTCATCACCGGGCACAGGGAGGAATGGCAATGGACAAGACAATGGCGCATGAACTAGCGGAGGAATTCGCCGGGATTGAAAACCCAGACGCCACGATCACCGACCACGAAACGTGGTGGTTGGTGGAGTTGACGAGCGATGTGTCAGTCGTGGTGCAGGCAGATGATGGCACGTGCAGTTACGCGAGCTAGCACGACCACAGCATCTAGCATCGGGCAGCCCGTCCCGCAATCACCGGGCACAGGGAGGAATGGCAATGGACCGAGACACTTTGCGCGAGCTGTTCGGGCCGGCACTGAGTGATGAGGAATTGGCAGGATACTCACTGGCCGATCTGGAGCGACAGATCGCCGAGTTGCGTGCCGACGAGCCGGACGATCTACCGTTGAGCGACCGCGAGATCGCGGTCATTCTGCGAGGCTAGCACACTCGGGTCGCCCGGCATCCCGACCCAAACCGGGCAGGGAGACGAAATGTTTTGGGTGTGTGGTGAGACGTATAGCGGATCTGGGCGGATGTCCCGAACCTGGATTGAGGAAAGTGGCTCTCGGCCCGACGCCGAGCAAAGCTGTGACCCCAGCTGCATGATCTATAAGCAGCGGGGTTCGGGGTCCTGCGGCGGCAGCGGCGGCTGCATTCCCTACCCCTACAACGAGATGGGGGGCCACGTCTACGGTGGCTACGCAACTGAGATCGAGGCGAAGGCAGCTGAGGCTCAGTTGCTCAACTAGACGGGTCGCCCGGCACCCGACCAAAGCCGGGCTCACACAAGGAGGAACACAATGCCTAGAGGATTTGACCTCAAAACAGCGAGTCTGGAGATCCGCAAATGCGCGTCCCGCAGCGGGATCAAGAGCGGACGCTGGGAACCGCGCAGCGCCGGGCGACCGGTCGAGGCTCTGGAAGACGACGAGGTTGTGGCTGTCGTGTGGAACAGCCACACCGATCCAGTCGAGATCCACGCCTGGGAAGTGCGCTACGCACAACAGTATCTCTAGCGACCACCCCCACACACGCGCCCGGGACCTCCACCGGGCGCATCGGCCACAAGACAGAAACAGGCTACTGGTGGTTTCGGGAAGACGAGATCGAATCATTGCAGCCCGACCGAGAGGCCGGGTAGAGGAGGAACACGTGAAAGGGTACAGGATGATTCTCAAGTGCGGCTGCGAGGAAACGTGGTACGAGAGGGACTCTTTCCCAGGCGTCGGCGCGATGGCAGAGTGCATGGGTAACGACCTGGCCAACTGCGACAAGACCAGCCTCGAACGCGGCGACACGCACGGAACGCAAACGATCATCGAGGCATGGGAAGAGGAATTCTAGCGACCGCACCACCCCACGCGCCCGGGACCTCCACCGGGCGCATTTTTGTTCCGCGCGGAGAGGAGGGAGGCGCGGAGCGTCGAGTACTCCGCACCGCGCGGAGAGGAGGGGAGCGCGGAGCGTCGAGTACTCCGCACCGCGCGGAGAGGAGGGAGGCGCGGAGCGTCGAGTACTCCGCACCGCGCGGAGAGGAGGGGAGCGCGGAGCGTCGAGTACTCCGCACCGCGCGGAAAGTGCCAGCCCGGGGAGCCGACGTGAGTACACGTCGGCGGACAAAATCCTTCAGATTTTGGGGAAGAAGACACCTAACCCAAACAGACCCTCACCGCCCAGCCAGGTTGATCGCCAGCACCACGGCCCCCACCACCAGCGCCACCAGCCACCAGTATTCCAGCCACACGAGCCGTGGATGCACGCGCTGCAGGCGGCGCCCCCGCCAGTAGCACGCATCGCAGAGCCGATGGCCCGGGCGCCTCGGGACGAACTCAGCACCGCAGGAGGAACAACGCATCGAGCGCTCCATTTCTAGGGAAACTTTCACCAGTCATATACGCTACGACTGACTTTATGTGGTATCATGGAGATATCCAGCACAAACTGGCACACCCTGCCACAAGGAGGCACACATGGACGAGTACCCCAGCGTCCAGCAGGTCCTGGCCAAGAAATCGGACAAGGCAAGCGTGATCAAGATCAGCTCCTGGGTCTCGCCGGCGCTCAAGCGCGAGATCGACACCTTCACAAAGACAACCGGCACACCGATCTCATGGCTGATCCGCAATCTGCTCGAAACTTGGGCCGCCCAACGACGGGACCACTAGACGAAAAATAGGAGGGCGCCCGCGTCGTGAGCGCGAACGCCCCCCGGTGGCAGGTGCACCTTACCAATCGAGATTCTAGCCCATGGTAGTGCATCCCCGCCAGGCTCCTCGAGTAGGACTCGAACCTACAACCAACCGGTTGAGGTTCAGCAACCTTCGAGCGCCAGCGGGCTATCCCACCTTGAACCGTAAACTGTCGGTTTACGGATCAAGGCCTCGGGGCCGTCAATACCTGTTGATCGGGCGTCCTACCACGCACAACCATGGGCCGTTCGCGTACGTAACGCGAACGGCCCTTTTTGTTGCCTACTACTCGCCGTTCTTTCCATTCGCCAGGTCGGCAGGACTCCAGCGGTCATACATCCCGCCGCCGCGCAAGCTGAGCGAGTACCGTTCCACCATGCGGATGTCGCTCCAGCGGCCAGCCACCTGCACCACACGGCTCGGAGCACCGGCCTGCAACGCGATCGTCGCCATCCCGCGCCGGAACGCATGCGGACACACACCCCCGATGCCGGCACGCTCTCCGCACCGGAGAACAACGATCCGCAGGCCCCGCGAGGTCAGCCGGGATCCCGGCGTCAGGCCCCCCACGCTCACGAACAATTCGCCCACAGCAGGCCCGGCCACGCGCACCGCCAGCCACGCCACCACAGCCGCCACGGTGCTGTCGCCGAAATAGGCGAAACCCTGATCGCCCCCCTTGACCTGTACCACAGCCACACGGTGATCCAGGTCGACGTCCTGCACGAGAAGCCGGCACACCTCCGAGCAGCGCAGGCCCGTATCGATCAGCACGTTCAGCAGCGCAAAGTCCCGCACGCCGCGAGCGCACGACCGATCGCACGCGGCGAGCATCTGACCAATCTCCTCGATATTCACCACGCGCTGCACGCGCTGGGGGACCTTCGGCACGCGCAGGGCCGACACGAGCTCGACGGTGATCACTCCCTCCTCGAACATGAAACGGAGCCACGCCCGCGCAGCCATGATCGCCGAGCGACAGGTTGCCGGCCCCCAGTGGTCCCGGTTCGCCGCTGCCCAGGAACGCAAAAGCGCGCGGTCCAGCTGCGCCAGCTCCAGAACGTCGTGCTCCTGGAGCCACGCGACCATCCGCGCGAGATGCCAGCCATAAGTACGCAGACTTTGAGAAGACAACCCAGCCGCACGCCGAGCCGTAAGAAAGTCACTTACCAGCCGCAGTAACATCGCTCCCACCTCCTCGGCAAAGCTAACGATGTCACCGCGGTACTCACCCGCAGAAGACCCGGCCGGGCCCTACACCCGGCCGGGCCACACATGCATTCTACTGCAAAGGAGCAAACAATGCCAACGCCCAACTGGAAACATACCGTCCACATTCTGGCCAAGGCACAGTACAACATCCCCAGGCGAGTCGTCGACGCCATCCTGAAGAAGCACAGCGTCATCGTCACCCAGGAGAACGTTGTGCTGACCATGGCACTGCTACGCCGCTACCGCGATCCCGAGACCGACAAGAGGCGGTGAGTGCGGATGAGTACATCCGACCACCGCACGGAGGCACTAACATGCTCGAAATCTACGACCGCACAGAACACGAGTTCATCCCCATCACGCCAGCCATCGAAGCCGAGTACCACGCAATCATGGACTGCTGGAAGGAAGACGGCGGACCAGCAGGTCCGGGCGGAGATCCCCGCACGCTGCCCGAGTTTCTCGCCTGCTTTTGTGACGTCGCAACAGGGCGCATCGATGAGACAGTCACGGCCACTGATGCGAACTGGGCCGGCCTGACCCTCCAGTACATGGACCTCGGCCAGGCCAGACCATCATGAGCTCCAACCTCCTAGACGAGCCGCCCATGCTGATCCTGCCCAGCCTGGCCATAGCCATCGGGCTGGATGACGCACTCTTTCTACAGCAGTGCTGGTTCTGGTGCGAACACTACCGCCGCGCGCGCGACCTGCGCCACTACCACAATGGCCAATGGTGGATCTGGAACACGCTCAAATCATGGCAAATCCAGATGCCCTGGTGGAGCACCAGGACCATCAAACGCATCATCGCCCGCCTGCGCGCGCGCGACCTGCTCCTCGTCGCCAACTACAACCTCTACCAGTACGATCAGACCAACTGGTACACCGTGGTCAAGGCCCGCGCCGACGCCCTCACAGCCCCCCCATGGGGCCAAAATGGCCCCATGGAGCAGGCCAAGTTGGCCCCATCGATGGGGACAGAGTGGCCCAATGGAGAGGGCCAAAATGGCCCCATGTTACCAGAGACTAACCCAGAGACTACGCAGAAATGGGTTGAGTGTCTCGGCGAGCTCCAGATGCAAATGACCAGGACCGCGTTCGATACCTGGCTCGCCGGCACAGCTCTAGTCCTGGAAGGAAACATAGCCACCATCCACTGCCGCGACACCTACGGCAGCGAGTGGCTCAGACATCGACTGGACCCCATGGTCCTGCGCACGGTGCGCGGGATCTTCAAGAACCCACTGCTCGAGATCGTCTATCTGCCTTAGGAGGCCACTAGCGCCAGCCAATGAAAAAGCACACGAGCCACAGACCAAGAGGGAATGAGTTGACAGAGCGGGACACACTCTGCCTCGAATGCCCACTGCCAGAGTGCGACCTGGCAGATGTCCGGTGCCCCTACTGGCGGGGTGTAGCGCTCCATCGCAGGCAAGTGTCTGCCTACTGGTCGCCACGACTGGCGCATGATGTGCGTCTCGTCACAGAAACGGCCCCAGAATCTTGACGAAACGCACAGAACGCGGTACAATACTAACAGGAGACGCACAGATGTTCTACCGCACGCTCTTCCGCCTGGCACGCTGGCTGACCCTTCGGGCTGAGGCCCCTCAGGGCGAAGCCCTGGAGGCAAACAATGCAAAGATGCACGGCAACCACCGCCAAAGGGATCCCCTGCAAAGCCTGGGCCCAAGCCCACACCGACCCGCCCAGGTGCGCAGCTCACGCAAGCGGATCAAGGGCCGGCGCACCACAGGGTAACCAGAACGCTCAGACCCACGGCGCGTACTCGAAGCAACCCAACCTGCCGACCATCACCGCTCAGCTCGCGCGCCGCCTGGACCAACTCGCCGCCTACATCGACGGCCACCTGGACGACCTGGAGCCCGCCGACTATGCGCGACTCGGGACCCTGCAGGGTCAACTGGTGTCCCGCCTGGCGCACCTGCTAAAGGACACGGACGCCGGAAACGTCAATCCGGCACTGGCCACGGCCATCAGTGAGGCGCTTGACCTGGTAGGGGCGGAGATCGGTGTTGAACTGTGACCTCACCGCTCACACTGGCCATCAAAGCCTGGCTGAGCGACATGCACACGTTCAGCCAGGTCGTTACCAAGAAGCCGCTGCGCAAGTACCAACTCGAGCCAGCGCAAGCCATCCTGGCTAGCATTCTCGAGGGAAAGGGGCTGACTTTCGCCGTGATGATGTCAAGGCAAGCAGGCAAAAACGAGCTCAGTGGTCAACTCGAGGCCTACCTGCTGAACCTTTTTCAGCGCAAAGGCGGGCAGATCGTCAAGGCCAGCCCCACTTTCAAGCCCCAGACGATCAATAGCATCCTGCGCCTGCTGGACCGCCTCAACAACCCATGGAACGAGGGCCAGTATCGCAGGCGCGAGGGGTACATCATTGAGTTGGGCCGAGCACGCGCGATGTTCTTCTCCGCCGACCCCTCCTCCAACGTCGTCGGCGCCACCGCCGACCTGCTCCTCGAGGCAGATGAGGCCCAAGACATCGACCAGGCCAAGTGGGACAAGGACTTTACACCCATGGCTGCCTCGACCAACGCGACGCGCGTTTTCTGGGGCACGGCCTGGACCAGCCAGACCATGCTCAACCAGGTGATCCTCGCCCTGGGCCGGCTGCAGGCTGCGGACGGCCAGCGCAGGGTGTTTACCTACGACGCCGACGCCGTGGGCGCTGAGGTCCCGCAGTACGGAACGTTCGTACACGACCAGGTCGAGCGCCTCGGCCGAGAGCATCCCCTCATCAAAACGCAGTACTATCTGGAGACCATCGACGCGCAGGGCGGCCTGTTCAGCCCGGCCAGGTGCGCCATGGTCCACGGTGATCACCAGCGCCAGCGGGTGCCCGAAGCCGGCCACCGCTACGCCTTCCTGATCGACGTTGCCGGCGAGACGGAGACGCCAGGGGATCCCCTCGCCCGCCAGACATCCGAGAATCGCAAGCAGGACGCTACCGCCCTCACGATCGTGGACATCGAGCCGCGCCCCGGGCTGCTGCCCGTCTACCGCACAATCGACCGTGCGCGCTGGATGGGCATCCGCCACTCCACGCTGCACGAGACCATCGTCGGCCTGGCCACGACCTGGCATCCCATCTGGATCATCATCGACGCCACCGGCATCGGGGCGGGCCTGGCATCATTCCTGGTCCGCAGCCTCGGGGAAAAGGTCATCCCGGTCGTGTTCTCGCAGAAGGTCAAGTCCGACCTCGGATGGAACTTTGTCGGCGTCATCGAGACCGGGCGCTATCGCGAGTACGTGCCCGACCAGGCCAGCGAGACGGCCCAGTTTTGGTATGAGCTCGAGCACTGTCAGTACGAGTGCAGCGCGGGCCCGGGCCAGGCCATGAAGTGGGGCGTCTGGGAGCCGGTTGCCTATGACGGCATCATCTCCCACGGCCACGACGACATGCTGATCTCGGCGGCGCTCTGCACCATCATTGACGCCCAAGGGTGGACCGGCACCGGAACCAGTGACGTGGTCCAAGTCCCTGACCCGCTGGACGCCATCGACGCGGCCAGGTGGAGGTAACATGGCAAACCCCAACCCGGTGAACAATCGAGCATTCACCCGCCGCGACCGACACTGTTCGCATTGCCGCCGCTGCCACATCCCAATCGAGCCGCCACAACAATACTGCGACCGCTGCCTGCACCATCCCATCCCGCAGCCCAGCACGGAGCAGCGCCTGGCACTCATCCGTCAGGTCCGCGACAACACCAGGAGGCCAGCATGACCGAGCAGCACACCTGCATACCCTGTTTCGTCTACTGCCCGGCCTGCGCCCTGCCCATCGAGGCGCATGCCCACAACTACCGAGCCATCTGCCCGGAGTGTCGCACGCTCTTCGATCTCGTTGCCGTCCCGCTGGAGGAGGGATCGGGCGGCGGCGAGGTAGAGATAGCATGACTCCCAAACGAAAGACAAGGACGGGCAGAGTGATGCAAGGCGGCTGCACAGTATGCCACAAGGGAATAGCCGCCTGGTTTGAAAACAATGCGCAAGGCGTGGCCGCTCGACACCACGATGCGACGGGACACAAGACCTGGGTTGAAATCACCCTCACAATCTTGTACGGCGACGAACCGGAGGTATGGGGCCTCGACGTCCCACTGGAGCAGGGATCGGGCGGCGGCAATAAACAGGAAATAAAAGGGGAGCCGCCGCCCGGGCATGGGGCGGGCGGAAAAAGCTCGGCAGCACAGAACGCTGCCGCGCCCGCCCCAGGGGATGAGGAGGGCGCGCGGATAAACTCGGCGCGAGTACGCGCCGCGCGCGCCCCGGATGACCGACCCAGCCCCACCTTTGTTCCACAGCTTTTCTCGGAGGGACGATCTGCATGAGCATGCACCTTCCCTCCCAACAGCAGCAGTCCCTGGATCCTAATTCCCAAAACCCCATACCCCTCCAACAGATTTTTTCCAAGGAGGATCTCAGATGGTGTTAGGAGTGGCAACCGTTTACACTCTCGCACTTCAGCCGTTGTACTGTGGAGGGATCTTCTCCACACACAACACACCCTGGCTTGCTGTGGATGTGAGCCAGTACACCACTCACTCCATCCACTGTGGAGACACCATGCTACTCACAACCCCGCACGGATCGCTCATTGCACAGGCGCTAGATGCAGGTTACCTGCACAACTACCACGTCGACCAGTGGGGCAGTCGCCCTATCATCGCAGATGTACCCAGTCACCTATCCCCATTCCCTGGCCTATCCTGCCCTGCTACCCTGGTTAATCTCTCAGCTCTTGAGAGGAGGACATCCAATGCCATCCGTCCCTGACCACAACACCTGCGGAGAATGCAATTACGCCAAAAGCCGGAACAAGAAACGCGACACGGGCACCACAGGGATCGCTATGCGGTGCACCCTGTCCGGACAACCTACTGCCCCAACCCGTGCAGCTTGCACCCTGGCCAAACCCAAGGCACACAGGATCCAATGACCACACTCAGAGACCGCTTCCAGGCGTTCCTACACCCACCCACCAAGCCAGCTGCCACAGCAGCCGTCACCGTCCACGTGGACGACTCACCCGGATGGGGATCCCATCAGCCTGGCCCACTCGACCGCTCCTGGAGCGAGCGCCGGGTAGACCTGGACGAGGCACTCGAGGCCTGGCAGCGCAACTTCCTGATCCGTCGTGTTGTCACCCTCGTCAGATCGTATGTCGTTGGCAACGGCATCTCGATCTCCAGCACCAACCCCCAAGTCGACGCCTGGATCCGCACCTGGTGGACGCATACCCAGAATCACATGGATACGCGCCTCGGCCCATGGTGCGATGAGCTAACCCGCTCCGGCGAAGTGTTCGTCACCCTGCACACCAACCGGCTGGACGGCATCTCCTACGTGCGCCTGATCCCCGCCTCCTGCATCCAGGCCATCGAGACCGCAGACAACGACTATGAGATCGAGACCCGCTATGGCGAGCTACCCGCCACCGCGACGCAGCTCACCTGGTGGAACGGGCCGGGACACCGCAACGCCTTCAAGCTCACACGCGGAGGTGCTCTGCCTCCCGTCATGCTCCACTATGCCGTGAATCGCCCCGTAGGAGCCACGCGGGGCGAAGCAGACTTGAACCCCGTCCTGCCGTGGGCACTGCGCTACCAGGAATGGCTCAAGGACCGGGTGCGACTCAACCGCATCCGGACGAGACAAGGTATCATGGACCTGAAGATAGCCGACGACACCATCGTGGAGCAGAAGCGCCAGCAGTTGCGCACTCAGGACCCCCTCGATGCCGGCATCTACGTGCATGGCCCAGGCGAAGAGGTCAAGATGCACAACCTGGAGGTCAATGCCGACGAGGCCGGCGCGGACGGGCAGATCCTCCGCCTGGCTGTGGCCACCGGCACAAACGTAGCTCTCCACTATATGGGAGAAGGCGAGGCAGTAAACTACTCGACCGCTAAAGAGATGGGCGAGCCAACTTCCCGCTTCTTCACCGAGCGCCAGACTGCACTCTGTGGCCAACTCATCGACCTGGCTAGCTCAGCATATCGCCGAGCGGCAGCACTCCGTCACGTTGACCCCTACCAGGACCTTGAGCTTGTCGCAAACGTCACCGAGGTCGCGCGCGCAGATAACGTCTCTCTGGCCAGCGCGGCGAACCAAATCGCCCAGGCCGTCAACTACCTGGCCATCCAGGGCTGGATCGACAAGAAGACGGCCCTGCAGCTTACCATGAAATTCGCCGGCGAGGCCCTCACCGATGAGCAACTCACCGCCATCATCGCCAACCTGCCGCCGCCGGCACCACCGGGTGTACCCTCTCCCGATACGTCCACACAGGAGGCAACACAATGAATCCCATCCGCCTGCTACTCCGCAGCCGCAAGTTCTGGGTCCTGATCCTTGACGTCCTTGTATCCACCATCATCTTCATCGCCAGCAGGTACACCAGCATCAGCGTGCAAACCGACGTCAAGTTCTTCATAGGCGCCCTGCAGCCCGTCTTCCTCTTTGTCATCTCCGCCATCGCCTACGAGGACGGGGCCACCAAGCGCGCAGCGCCCTACCTGCTCGCACACATAGCAGATGAGCCTGCCAAAGAGAAACGATAATGCCCAACACCCCACTCATGGAATATGACGATGGCCTCAACGGATGTCGCGGTTTCACGAACGCCATTCTTTACAGCGTTGCTATCGCCGTCGCTATCGGCGTCATCCTACTGATCACCAAGCTGCTCACCGGAGGCACACCATGACCGAGACAAGAGAGGCCTACATCACCGCCACACCCACACGAGCACCGGGCATCATACTACTCGCAGGCGTCGAACCCTACGAGGAAACCTCACCGCAGACCGACCACCGCCGCGAGTATGATTGTGTCTTCATTCAGGCCGGCCCGGTGATGCGAGCAGACAACCAGCCATCCAGATGGTCGATCCCGCCCCAGGTGCTAGAAGCAGCCACGCCCCTATTCGAGAGCATCGCCTGCTACCTGGACCACCCCGACGAGTTCGGCCTGTTCGGCGAGCGACAGTCACCAAAGGTCCGCAACCTGGTAGGCGTCACGCACTCCGTGTATTACGATCCGGTTCTCCAAGCGATCTGTGGCACCATCCGCCTCTATGACACCGAACCGGGCAGCCCGGCTGTCTTTGTCCGCACCGTCATCGACCAGGTCCTAGCTGACAAAGCAGCAGGTCGCGAGACCCCACCCATCGGCCTGTCCGCCGTGTTCTACCACACACTCAGCGAGGAAGAGGAAGGCGGGACTATCAGCACACAAGCGATCCACCACGTTGAGAGCGTGGATTTTGTCTATAGCCCGGGCGCTCGCGGCTACGTCCGCGCAGCGCTGACCCCCCAGCCGGCAACCCCGGCAGAAAGGACTCCAATGGACGAGAACGGAACCCTCCAACCGCCGCAGGTGCCGGAGAATGTACCCACTCTCGATCTTAGCAGTCTCCAGCAAGAGATGGCCACCATGCGGACCCAGATTGCTACCGCAACCTCCACCGTCGCCGCACTCTCCGCCCAGATGGCAGAGCGCGAGCAAGCCCAGACCATCCAGGGCATGGGCACGCCGCCACGCGCTGCGCTCCACTTGGGGCGCACCGGCATCGAGCAGGTCCAGACCGCAGTCGAGGCCATGCTGGCCGGCGTACGGCCGGCAGACGGCATCCAGCCGTTGACCGGGCTGCGAGAGTTGTACCACATCCTGTCCGGGGACTATGAGATGAGCGGTGTCTTCCAGCGCGATCGCGTCTACCTGGCCAACGTCACCGCCAGCACCATGGCGCAGATGGTGGCCAACGTCCTCAACAAGCGGGTGATGATCGAGTTTGCGCAATACCCGCAATGGTGGACCCCCATTGTCACCATGGAAGACTTCAACAGTCTCCAGCAGATCCGCTGGATCACCCTGGGCGGAGTAGGCGAGCTGCCAACCGTCGCCGAAGGCGCGGCCTACACCGAGCTTACCTGGAACGACATCGCGCAGCGCGATACGTTCGTCAAGAAAGGCGGGTACTTGGGCCTCACCATCGAGGCCATCGACAAAGACGATACCCGCCGCCTGGCAGCCGCCCCTCGCGCACTCGCGCAGGCCGCATGGCTCACCCTGTCCAAGGCCATCTCCAACATCTTTACCCAAAGCTCGGGCGTCGGCCCCGACATCTACTACAACGACTCCAGCACCCGCGCCCTGTTCCACAGCTCCAACAGCAACCTGGGCACCACGGCCCTGTCCTGGACCACCTGGCAGGCCGTCCGCATCGCCATGAGATCGCAAGCAGAGACCAACTCCAGCGAGCCACTGGGCGCGTTGACTGCCCCGCGTTATCTCCTGGTCCCCAACGAGCTCGAGATGACCGCCCTGCAGATCCTCGGCACCGAGGGCATACCGGGATCCGCCGACTACGGCGACAACCCGGAAGCAGCCGGAGACGCACACGATGCCCGCATGCGCGCTGCGCGCGAGCGCGTGATCGTGATCGACATGTGGACCAACGCCAACAACTGGGCAGCCGTCGCCGACCCGCGCCTGTGGCCGAGCATCGGGCTCGGTTTCCGTTACGGCAGGCAGCCCGAGGTCTTCAGCGTAGCCGACCCCACTGCCGGCCTGATGTTCTCCAACGACACCATGCCGGTCAAGGTCCGCTTCTTCTACGCCACAGGCCCCGTCGACTGGAGGGGCCTGTACAAGAGCAACATCTAACCCCCGGGTTGGTGCCCCAAGGGCACCCCTGGCCCGATTGCCGGGGCCCTGTCGCCCGCCACCGACAGGGGCCCCGGCCCTACCTGCCCGCGACCCTGCAGGCGGGAACCGTAGAGACGGCCCCGGTGGGGCGTCTCAGAAAGGACCTGGCATGGAGAACATCTTTACCATTCTCTGCCACATCACGGGCACGCTGGGCGCAGACCATACCTTCCGATGGATCGCGCCTTTCGATTGCACACTCGTCCACGTTTCGGCCAACAACTCGACCGCCTATGCCGGTCTGCTCGAAATCGGAGACTCGGCAGACAAAGACGAGTATCTGACAAGCTCGGCATTTGGCACCAGCGGCACACCCGCCGAGTACGACGGAAATGACTTTGTTGACACGGCCGGCCTGACTTGGACAAACTACTACCCGCGCATCGTTGACGGCACCATCGTCGTAGTCTCCATTGCCGACCACCTTAGCCACATGGCAGCCGCCTCCGTCATGCTCACGTTCGCCAAGGGGTAGACACGCGCCCCAGAAAGGATAACCCGCACCATGGAAAACGTCTTCACCATCATGTGCTACGTTCAAGGCACCCTGGCCGCTAACCATACCTTCCGGTGGACAGCGCCTTTCGATTGCACACTGCTCCACGTTTCAGCCAACAACTCGACCGCCAACGCCGGGACGCTGATCGTCGGAGACACCGACGACACCGACGAGTATCTGACCAGCTCAGCATTTGGCGTCAGCGACGTACCCGCCGAGTACGACGGCGACGACTTTGTTGACACGGCCGGCAACACGCACACCAGATACTATCCCCGGATCGCCGATGGAACCGTCGTCGTCGTGACCACCACCGACCACGGCAGCCACATGGCCGCAGCCGCTGTCGTGCTCACGTTCGCCAAGGGATGAAGCCGAGTACGGCTTTGAAAACTCACGGGGTTCCTCCCCCCCCCGTGCACTGACTAGGGGAGACGGACTCGCCACCCGCCTCCTCAGCATCCCACGCCCTTTTAGGGCTAGCATAGGGGCGGAAACGAGCAGGCCAAGCGAATGCCTGTACGCCCGCCCCGCATAGAAAGGACCTACAATGACCGACGAAAAGACTCGCAAGTGGCTCGCCTGGGCCATCGTCATCATGCTGATAGTCATCTCCACCATGTTCGGGGTCAAGTTCCCGGCCATCCCCGCGCCGCCCCTCGAGGCCTTGGGGTACACCCACTTCACCGGCCTGGTGATCACCGCACCGACCACCGTGGCCACGGCCACACCGGGAGCCGTCATCAACTCGCTGGGACTTGGCGTCATCCTGGAGATCCAGGACGCATCGACGCCGGTCGTAGCCGTGAACAACGGCGGCAACCTGGTCGGACAGAAACTGGTGTACGGAGCATGCACCTACTCCGAGACCTCCACCGCTGCGCAGACCCTGACGCCGGCCACAAACTGCTACATCCTCAGCCCGGCCAACGCGATTACACTGACTCTGGGAACAACCGGCATGGTCACCGGCACGATGCTCACCATAGCCAACTTGACCACCAACATCGTCCTGATCGCAGATACCGCACTCCGCAGCCACGATGGCGCACAGCTCAGCCTTGCACAGTACGATGTCGCTGAGCTCATCTACACAGGCGCGGAGTGGTGGCAGTTGATCGAGCTGCCTGATAGCTAAGCAACCCTGCGCGACCCGGGTGCGCATAACGTGAGCGAGGGGGCCAGTCCGGGCCCTGGCCCCCAGTTTTTCCAACGGTGGGGGAGTAGAAAGGAAGAGTAGGGGAGTGCTCAAGACCTGGGCCTTCTGCTGCCACACATTCCGCGAATCCGTCCGCAAAGCCGCCGGATGCGAGCCGCTCTTGTCGCCACCGATCACCGTGGAGACCTTCTGCCCCACGTGGATGGTTGGCCACAGCTTTCTGTACTTCAAGTTGCACGGGTTGCCAGAACAACCGTTCTGGTATGGAGATCGCTGGACAACCGCACTCAGCGCCGAGCAGATCCGCACCGTGTCCCTGCCAGGATCCACCCTGTTCGTCGCCAACTGCTTCATGTCACCGGGATCCCCGATGCTAAACGCTCTCCTGGCCACCGGCCCCGCCGCAGTCATCGGCGGAGACGGCCAAAACTACGCGCGGGCCAACACCATCGACGGGGCAGACGCACTCGGCATGTTCATCCGTATCTGGCTGGAGAGAGGGTTCACACCCCGCAACTCCTTCCGCTTTGCCAAGAAGCTGCTACGGTTTATATCCACCGCGCGCCCGGCGATCGCCGACGCGCTGCGCTTCGAGCTCTTTCAAGGAGGACATAATGGCGATCACTCCGGTGTACACACCGACCCTGATCAACCCGCACCTTGACGAGACTACCTACAACTACGAGAACATCCCAGAGCTCACTTGCCCCAAGGGCTGGATCCCGTTCTGGAGGAACGGCACGCCCACCGAGATCGCAGACGGCTACTGGAAGCGCCCCGAATTCAAGCCCGAACCCCTCCGCCTGCACGGCGGCAAGCAAGGCGAAAAGTGGTTTTCGACCTACGCCACGCACGACGCCGGCCTGCTCCAAGTCGTACCCTGCACCAAAGGCGCACACCTGACCCTCTCCGCCTGGGGCCAGTTCTGGTCCGAGAACGACGACAAGTCGGGCGGCAGCTACGCCCTGACCATCGGCATCGACCCATGGGGAGCCACCGATCCCTTTGCCAAGACGGTCATCTGGGCCCCGTGGATCGGCCAGGATGTGACGCCCAACTGGCGCAAGGGAGATACCTGGCTCGAGCTGGTCGCGAACGCCGACGCCCTGGCCGACAAGATCACCGTGTATCTGCGAGGCACCTGCAAGTGGCGCGCCAGGCACAACGACGCCTACTTTGACGACGTGAACCTGACAGCAGACGCCATCCCCACGCCAACGCCAACGCCAACGCCCAATGATGACTGGCTCAAGATCCTCGACACGCGCCTGATCGCCATCGAGGACATCGTCGCAAAGATCAACCGAGATGTCTCCGCCATCCGAGGACATTTTGCATAACCTCCCTCGGGGAGGGGCCACCCCCGCTCGCGCGGGAGGGCGAAAGGACCACCATGACCCGACTCACTCTAGCCGACACACTGGTCATACCCGACGCACAAGACGCCGTAGCCGTCCCGGTACTCTACAACGCCAGCTCCTACGACCGGCAGCGGGCCAACACCGAGGTCACCGCACTAGCCAGCGCAGCGCGCACGGCGACGGTCAACAGCGCCGACCTGACCAACTACAACGCCCGAGGCGTCCTCGTCACCCTGAACGTCAGCGCCGTCACAGCCACACCCGCACTGACGCTCAGCATCGAGGCCAAGATGGGGGCGGTGTACGAGGCGTTGTTGACTGCCAGCGCCGCCGTGACCACCACGGGGATCCACTCGTACCTGGTGTATCCAGGCGTAGGCGCAGCATCGGGTGACGTCGTCCAGGTCGCCGGGTTCCCGTTGCCGCGCACCTGGCGCGTCACCGTCACACACGGCGACACCGACAGCGCGACGTACACCGTCAGCGCATCGTTGATCCTCTAATGTCGCTCATCCTGGTCGCCGGGTTCTGGATGCTGTCGATCACCATCAACCCGCGCCTGAGCTGGTTCACGCTCATGACGCCGTGGCAGGTCGCCGCCTGGTGCGGAATGCTGGCCCTGGCCATCTGCCACGACTCCCTGCTACTCGCCGCACTCATCAAGTACCTGTTCTTTGAGAAGGAGACCTGATATGTGGCATCTCGCAGCCATCACCGTACACCTGACCACCGACAAAGGCGAGACCGACTCGCTCACCTGGGGCTATGACGGCAAGAAAAACCACGCCGACTTTCTCCAGATGATCCTCCTCGAGATCACCGCACACCTGGCCGGCCGCAATGACACAAAGCCCCAGACCCCAGCCCCTGATCTGCCGGCAACGCCGCGCGCGGCAAACAGACCCGCGCGCTCTCTCGCTGAAAAGCCAAAGGGGAAACGCAAATGAGCATCGCCTGGCTCATCGTCCCATACAAGCGCCGGATTCCCGCAAAGAGACCCACCCGGTACGTCGCCATAGATGACCAGACCCCCCAGATCTACGGAGAAGGCGGAGCCTGGTCCGAGAGCGAGGTACTAGGCAATCGCGCCGTCGTCAAGGTACGCGCCAGTGACGAGACACTCGCGACCCTGGCCACGCTCTACACACGGCTGCCACTGACTGTTCTCACCGATCGCCTCTCCACCCTCAGCGCCAACGCACGCGGGGCGATCGTCAATCACATCCTGGACATGGGCTACACCACTGACGAGATGCGCACCACTCTAGGACCCGACATCTCCACGTCCACCCTGGGCCAGGTCCTCCAGTTCGCCGCCAGCCGCCGCTTGCGCACCAGCTACGACAAGGAAACAGATACCATCACCTGCGACGGGCCACCTGTCACCTGTCGCCGCATCGCCGACGTGGACAAGGACATCCAGGAGAAATCGTGACCTGCCTCCCCCCGTTCACGGGGGGATAAGAGAGGGGGTCCATGGCCTTCCCGACCACCAGCGTACTTGACGCCTTCAACCGTGCTAACGGAGACCTCGGGGCTGGCTGGACCAGCCCCATCTACCCAGGTGCCGATGATTTTTCCATTGTCTCCAACGTCGCAGTCCCCGACTCGTCGGTTTCCCCGGTTTTTGCCGACGATTATTGGAACGCGAGCACCTTCGGGCCAAACTCCGAGGCGTACGCGGATATGCCCACCCTGCCACAAGACTACTGTCAAGACTGGGTGTCCTGCCGCCTGGCCAGCGAGGGAGGATCATCCCTCGATGGATACCAGGTACAATATCTGTACATCGCCAGTGCTACGGATCAAACCTATATCCTGCGCCTCGAAGGAGCCAGCAACACGCAGCTAGGCGCCACCATCTCCCAGGACTTCAGCAACGGAGACTCGCTCGGCATCGAGGCCATCGGCAGCGCCATCGCCGCCTACCGCAAGACCGGTGGAACCTGGGCCAGCCTGGGATCCCGAACCGACACCACCTACACCGCAGCCGGGCACATCGGAATGGGAGGAGACGACAGCACATCCCTTCTCGACAACTTTGGCGGGGGTACCGTCGCCGCTGCTGGCGGCCAACCGCCACGCTCCATGCATCAGTTCAGACTCAGGAGGCCAGCATGACCGTATGGCTCAAACAATCGACGGCCGTCACCCTGGTCATGGGTCCGTTCGTGGACGCAACGGATGGGGCCACCGCAGAAATCGCCCTGGACATCACAGAGCAAGAGGTTCTCCTCTCCAAGAACGGCGGCGCGTTCACACTCAAAGGCGACACAACACACGGCGTCCACGACGCCGCACATAACGGATGGTATACCATTCCACTCAGCACCACCGACACGAACACACTCGGAGCCTTGAGCATTGCGATCAACATGGCCGGAGCGTTGCCCGTGTGGAAAGAATGCATGGTTGTGCCAGCCAACGTGTGGGATTCGCTCTTTGGTGCAGACATCCTCGACGTTTCGGTCACGCAGTGGATCGGAACCGCGTGTCACGCTGCCGGCACCGCAGGTGTGCCCGAAGTCGCCGTACACGACCAGGCTACTGTCCTCGTGGATGCAGTCTGGGATGAGGCCGTCGCAGGCCACACCGCAGCAACCACGTTTGGCCTGTACCTCGGCGGAGCACCAACCATCGGCGCGACACTATCCGCCGATGTCACCAACATTCACACGGACGTGGGCACGGCAATCACCGACATTGCCGCCGTCCATACCCACATCAACGACATTCACGATACCGACCTGCCAGCCGTCAAGGTCGACACAGCCGCGATCCTGGTAGACACCGGCACGACCCTCGATGGACGTATCCCTGCCACTCTGGTTTCCGGTCGCATCGACGCCAGCATCGGGGCAGTCGCCGCCAACGCGATCACCGCAGCCAGCATCAACGATGGAGCTATCGACGCCGCTACCTTCGCAGCAGGCGCGATCAACGCTGCTGCCATCGCAGACGCAGCCATCGACGCCGCTACCTTCGCAGCCGGCGCAATCAACGCCGCGGCAGTCGCAGACGGAGCCATAGACGCGGCCACGTTCGCAGCCGGCGCGATCGACGCCGCTGCCATAGCAGCCGACGCCATCGGCGCATCCGAGCTCGCCGCCGACGCGGTCGCCGAGATCGCAGATCAGGTCTGGGATGAACTCGCCAGTGGCCATACCACCGCTTCCACGTTCGGCAAGTATCTGGGCGGCGCTCCTGCCGGCGCGACCGTTGCCGCAGATGTCGCCGCAGTCAAGGTAGATACCGCCGCTATCCTCGTGGACACCGGGACCACACTCGAGACCGACATCGACGCCATTCTGGCCGACACCAACGAGCTACAGACCGACTGGCACGATGGAGGCAGACTCGACCTCCTGCTGGATGCCGCAGGCGGAGCCGGCACACCGCCGACCGCCGCCGAGGTCGCGGATGCAGTCTGGGACGAGACCGCGACCGGCCACGTAAGCGCAGGCAAAGCCGGCGAGCAGCTCTGGACCGACGTTGACGCTATCCTGGAAGATACCGGGACCACGCTGGACGACCTGATCGACACCGAGATCTCCACCATAGCCGGCTATCTCGACACCGAGATCGCCGCTATCCTGGCCGACACCAACGAGCTGCAAACCGACTGGCACGACGGAGGCAGGCTGGATCTGCTTCTCGACACAGCCGGGGCCAGTTCCGGCGCAGGCGCCGTCACCTGGGTGTACACCCTGACGTCATCCGTAGATGCGACGCCGATCGCTGATGCCCAAGTGTGGGCCACCACTGACTCCGCAGGCGCGAACGTCATCGCCTCGGGCATCACCACCACCCTCGGCAAAGTGACCTTCTATCTCGACGCCGGCACCTACTACTACTGGAGAGCCAAGTCAGGGTGGAACTTTACCAACCCTGACGTTGAAGTTGTCGCGTGATCTCCGGGGAGGCCAGCCCCGCGCAAAGAGCGCGCGCGGGTCTGCCCACCCCGGGGGAAAGCTGGCGCGTCGGGGACTGTCGAGTACTCCAGACCCCTAGCGCCAGCCAGGACAAGGAAAGAGCAGGAAGGAAGGGGAAGCCAGCCCCGCGCAAAGAGCGCGCGCGGGTCAGGCTCCCCCAGGAAAGCAGCGCGGGCGTCGGGTACCGTCGAGTACTCCGGACCCCTAGCCCGCTTCCTGCTCCCATTGGATTCGTGATAAAAGGAGCTCCCCATGCCAGGCTCAGGAACCGGCACCCCAGCGTCAGGGGCCAGCAACGCCACGCTCAGCTCGCTCCGCGCGCGCCTGCTCACACAGCTCCAGGCCGCCAGTGGCGAGACGGAAGCCCTACCAGTCGCCACGTCCGCCGAGACGTTGACCACCCTCCGCGCCCGCGTTGCCCTCCAGCTCCAAGACGTCGCCCTGACCAGGTGGGCATCAGGCGACCTGGACGAGGCGATCACCCAGGCCATCCAGCAGTACACCCGCCAGGACCCGGCGACAGCAATCGGCACCATTACCCTGTCCGCTGCAGGACGGGAGATCAGCATGAGCAGCCTTACAGGGCTGATCCGCGTGCTGCGTGTATGGTGGGACTATGATTCAGCCGCCCCGGACCACCCGCCGCACTGGAGGCAGTTCCAGGTCTGGCCGGGTGCGATCCTCTACATCGATGATCCGTCACAGCCCCAGACTACGGATGTCGTCCGCATCTGGTACACCAAGGCCCATACGCTCAATCTCCTGGCCAGCGCCACCGCCACCACCATCCCATCCGAGGACATCCAGTACATCATCACCGGAGCCTGCCACTATGCGCTCCAGGCCCGCGCCGCCGAGCTCGCCGAAACGCTGAACGTCGACGACCAGACCGTCAAAAACCTGATGGCCCTGGCCGAGGAGATGGGCAAGAACTTCCGCTATGGCATCGCCCTCCGCCCTCCGGCCTGGCAGCGCTACGCCTCCACCTACGACCTGGACGACCTGGACGAGGCCCTGAGGTGGGCGCTGCAGCGCTACTCCATGGTGTCGCCCGACCAGACAATCGCCACGATCACCCTGACCTCGACCGGCAGGGAGATCAGCATCGCCACCCTCACCGACCGCATGGAGATCATGCGTGTCTGGTGGGACTATGACTCCAGCGACCCGGAGCACCCGCCAATGTGGAGGCGCTTCGAACCGTGGCCGGGCAACGTCCTGTTCATCGACGACGTCGACCAGCCACAGACCGGCGACGTGGTCCGCATCTGGTACACGCGCCTGCACAGCCTGTCCGGACTGGACGGGGCCAGCGCCACGTCGATCCCGCTGGATGCCGAGACGGTGATCGTCACCGGTGCAGCCGGCTTCGCGGCCCAGGAGCGCGAGCAGGAGCAGCAGGGCAGAGGCACCCCCACGCGCCTGCGCGAGTGGGCAGCCGCACGCATCGAGGAGTTCGAGCGCCTCCTGCAGGCAATCGCGCGCAAGTGGGCTGCACGCCAGTCCGGCATCGCCAGCGCGCCCACGCTCGATAGATGGGACTCGCAAGGCAGATGGTAGGGGAGAGGACGCGCGGCGAGAAAAAGGGCAAATAAATGGGAACTCGCCGCGCGGGGATGGGGCGGGCGAATAAACTCGGCGCGAGTACGCGCCGCGCCCGCCCCAGGATCGCTGACCCACCCCAGCTATTTTCCACCCGGTGTATTCACCGGCGGCGATCTGCATGAGCATGCACCTTCCCCCCCAACAGCAGCAGTACCTTGATCCTAATTCCTAAACCCCCATACCCCTTCCTCTCCAACTCTGACAGAGATGGAGAGAGACACAGATAGAGACAAAGATAGATAGATGCACACAGACAGACAGACAGACAGACAGACAGACAGAGAGACACAGTAGGGGAGGGGACCAGCCACCACACGGTCCCACCAGGTCCACTCGATCACGCGATAACACGCCCACCATCCCATGACTCATAAGGGTCCTTATGAGACATAGACAACAGGAGAGCCATGCCAACACGTAAGACGTGGACTCAACAGCAGTGGAAGCGACCAGGTGTCACACTCCACCGGGATCCCGGTGACTTCTTCTCCCTCGATGCCTTGATGCTCACCCACGATGGACGCACCCTCCAGCGGTCTCCCGCTTGGGCCACCAAGATCGCACTGCCCACAAACTTCACCGACCCAACTGCTGCCTTCCGTGATTCAAGCACCGGCGAGACCATGATCGTCGGCTCAAACCAGGCTGCGTCCATGGCCATAGTGGAATACAGTTCAGCATGGGCAGCAGGCTCTATCATCAACCTGAATACCGACCCCAACAACGCATCCAGTGCCGCGCCCCACAATATAGCCTGGTGGGGAGGCTTCTTCTGGGCCATCGGTGATAACCTCGAAGTGTACCGGGGCACGGCCTACGATGCAGCCATCGCCTCGTTCTACACCACACAGTGGGTCAAGATGCTCAAGCCCTACGGCGAGCACATGTACATGATCGACTATGACGGTGTTGTGTTCCGCACCAACACCGCCCGATCCGCCTTCGAAATCTACCTTGACCCCATCGTCACACTACGCATCATCTGGGCAGGCGGATTCCACGGCTACCTGGCGCTTGTCGCACAGCAAACGGACGGCACAATCCACATCTATCACATACCCGACAATAACCCCATCGTTGTACCAGACAACAGCCCATCGACCATGCACGAGATCGCCACCATCCCCGCACCAGGCAACCCTGCCGGCGTACTCGGTTTAGTTGCAACTGCCCACAACGACCGGCTGTACATCATCCCGGGCTGTCACCGCCGATCCGTTGGCGGAGTCACCTACTATGACTATGACCTGTGGGTCTTCGACGGATCCACAGCCAGGCACATCTCGACTTTACGACTTTCAGCAGTCTACTACCTCAACCTGTTCTCGTGGAATGATCGCCTGATGCTCCACAGCTTCAATCACACGTCCAACGTCCACACAGTCTATGCCCTGATCGGCGACACGTTCACGCCGGCTTTACCCACCGTCACCGAGGAAACAACGATCTACTCGCCAGCCGTACATCCAGTCGGCGACGACCTGATCCTGTTCACCGGCAACGTAGGAGCACACGGTTTCCAGACCGCAGGCCGCGCCAACCTGGCAGACGGATCTGTGATCACCAGCTACCTGGATATGGAGTATCCCGGCCAACTCAAGCGCCTCAACAAGATCACGGTCTTAATGGACGGCGCCACGACCAACTATAAGGTAGTTGTGAGCCACAGGATCGACGACACAGCAGCGTGGACGACCGACCTGACCACGAGTAACACGCTGATCCCCAGCATCACATTCCCAACCACCACGGTTTTCTACCTGCTCCAGGTCAGAGTGGCCATCGACGACGACTCGGGCAGCAACCTGGACCACCGCATCCTCGACATAGCCGTGGACTACTCCATAGACTGACGCGCGGCTTTGCCAGAAGTCACCACACACAGACGAACGCGCGGCGACAATAAGGGGAAATAAAGGGGGAGTCGCCGCGCTTCCCGCACGCAGACGAACGCGGGGCGCGAATAAACTCGGCGCGAGTACGCGCCGCGCGCCCCGCTTCCCGCACACAGACGGCAGGGCTGACGACACACAATCGTTCCCCGCACACAGAAGAAGGGACAAAATCCTTCGGATTTCGGGGAGGGAAGAGAGAAGACCAAGCACCCGACGCCAGAGACACAAGGAACGCACCCACCCACATTTGTCAGACAACTCTACCCAGGAGGCAACACCTTGTCAGACAACGGCCGCATCTCCCACGCACAGATCGACGTCCTGCTACCCACGCCCATCGAGAAGGCAGACCTGACCGCCTTAACCAGAAAGGTCGTGGAGATCCAGTACAAGACCGACAACACAGCCAACCCCCCCACTGATGCACAGCTCGACACCGCCTTCGGCACTCCAGCCCAGGTTGGCAGCGGCTTTGTGGCCATCCTGAACGATGCCGGCGCAGGCGCCCACGTGTACCTGGTGGCGAGTACCGGGACTGCATGGCACTACATAGAGCTGACGCTGGCCACGTAGCTCCAGGCAGGCGGCCTCAACCCGGCCGCAGTTGTCGTGCAGCAGATGAGCGGCCTCAACCCGGCCGCAGTTGTCGTGTATCAGATGAGCGGCCTCAACCCGGCCGCAGTTGTCGTGTATCAGATGGGCGGCCTCAACCCGGCCGCAGTTGTCGTGCAGCAGATGGGCGGCCTCAACCCGGCCGCAGTTGTCGTGCAGCAGATGGGCGGCCTCAACCCGGCCGCAGTTGTCGTGGATCAGA